TGTATGCTCCAGGAGATAAACTTACTCTCCGCAACAAGGACGGCATAGTTGCCATAGGCACTTGGGCTGAATTGAAGAACAACGTGCAAGGCGTTAAGTTCACCAAGTCTGTCTACGCTATGGCCAAGGTCGGTGCGGGCTACGAGCTTGTTAACTTTCAACTCAAGGGCTGTGCTGTTAAAGAATGGTTTGCATTTGAGGACAGGGTTGGTGGCTCCAACAAATTAGAGGGAGACGTTGTAGTAGCAGTTACCGAGGCAGTTGAAGAACGAAAAGGTACGGTCGAGTATATTAAGCCAATCTTTAACATTGTGTCTAATACGCTATCCAACGAGGCTGCTCTTCAAGCAGACATGATGGATGGCACACTACAAGAATATTTATCCTCCTACCTCAAGGTAGAGAAGCCCACCGAGGACGATGAAGAGGAGGAGAGTGAGCTAGAGATTGCTTACTCGGAGCCTGAAGTCATCGCAAACCCTTTCTAGGCATATGGGGCTAGCCCTTCCCCTCCGGGGGTGGGGCTTTATTTTATAATGGTTAAGAAGACTAACCCTAAGGATGCTTGTGGCATAAAGAAAGTGCCGCTATCAGGTATGCCAGCCAACGTGCTTCTTGAAGCAGGGCTCGTGAAGCTACACGGAGACTTGAAGTATGGCAGGTTCAACTGGCGTGAAGCAGGTGTCCGAGGCTCCGTATACTATGATGCTGCCTTCCGTCACTTAGCCGCCTGGTATGAAGGAGAGGACAATGATCCAGACTCTGGACTGCACCATATCGCTCATGCCATAACAGGTCTTGCCGTCCTAAGAGACTCAATTATGAGGGGCAACTGGATCGATGATAGACCAGAGCCTACTCCCAACATCGTATCAGAACTAAACGAAAAAGCTATTAAAATTATAGAAAAGAATGGATCAACCTCATAACTTAGAAGCAGAAGAGGCGTTGCTGGCCTGTTGCTTATTAGACAATGCTTCCTACGACAGCATCAGCACCATCGTCAACGCAGACGATTTCTACGGCACTTCTAATAAAATAATCTTCAAGGCTATATCTAAGTTATGCTCCTCTGGTCAAGAGTTCTCCGAACTCGATCTTGATGAGTTGCTAAAGCGTGAAGGCACAGAAAAGGAAGCAGGTGGACTCAGCACCATAATGTATATACAGAATCAGGCTAGTAGTTCTATGCAGATAGGAAGCTATGCCAAGATTGTAAAAGAGAAGTCCAAGTTACGTCAGATTATTCGCACCTCTCGCATCGCCATTGAATCAGCAATAGAGAACCAAGACCCAGACGTAATCATTGCTGACATCGAAAGGGCTGTTACCGCTACTCTAGATAATAACTCTACTACTGACCCGTCCATCAGAGTAGCTGCCGAGTCCTTACGTGAGGACTTCAAGAAGATGGAGGAGGGAACCTACGACACCTTCGCCCTACCAACTAGGATCAAACAACTAGACGAGAAGCTTAGTGCCGGAGGCATAGCCAACGGAGAGGTTATGGTTGTTGCGGCACCTACCTCCTGTGGCAAGACTTGCATCGCTCTCAACATAGCCTTACAGAACGGCGTGACCCACAGCAAGCCAGGTCTATACTTCTCCTTTGAGATGCAAGCCAAGAGTCTAGCAAAGCGTATGATACAGACCTGCTCTGCCGTGAACCTTAACCAGTTCCAAGACGGTGTGCTATCCGCAGAGAAACAGAAACGGGTTTGGGATGCTACCGAAAGGGTAGAGAACGCTCCTATATACACAGAGCACTACGTCAGGAACATAGATGAACTTCGGTCACGCGCTCGTATGTATAAACGCAAGCATGACGGTATCGCAGAGGTTAGCCACCAGATAAAACTTATGGCTATGGAGTTAGACCTACCTGTTATACTGTTAGCACAAGTAAACAGAGAGGGAGCCAAGCGCGAAACTGGCATTACACTATATGACTTGAAAGATTCCGGGGACATTGAGAACGACGCAGACATTATCCTCTTGCTATGGCCTAACGGCTCAGATACAAAGGAAGCCACAGTCTACAATGATCCAGTCAATGGCACACACATCTCTATCAAATACAACATAGCAAAGCAACGTGAGGGCGAGCGAGACCAGTATGGTAAGTTTGTTTTCCAAAACCACATAGGCAGATTTAGTTGAATAATTTTCTACACATGATTTAAGTTTGTGCCGATGGATACATAGTCTTCGTGACTCCATCG